ATAGCGCCACCGCTATCCTCTGTAAACAAACGCTTGTCCGTTACGTTTACAGCTAATTCACCTTGTACTAGATCACCAGCAGTAGGAATAGATGTAGCTGTTGAACTGTTCTTTGTAATAATTTTAGTAGCCATTAATATGTCCCACCGTTTAGTGTTCCTGTAGTCATGTTATCTGCATTCAAAGTTGAAGAATCTGTAAGTTTAGTAGCAAGTGAGTTAGTTACGGTAGTTGAGAAGTTAGCGTCATCACCCAAAGCAGCCGCTAATTCATTTAGGGTATCTAGTGTAGCTGGTGCTGAATCAACTAGATCAGCAATAGCTGTACTTACTTCACTAGCTGCATTAGCTGCGCTAGTTGCTGCTGCTGATGCGCTTGTAGCTGCTGCTGTTTCACTAGCTGCTGCATTGGTTTCTGAAGAAAGAGCATTAACTGCGCTGGCTGCTGCGTTAGTCTCACTAGTTGCCGCATTGGTTTCGCTAGTAGCTGCGTTAGTCTCACTTAAAGCAGCGTTTGTTTCTGATGTAGCTGCTGCTGTAGCTGAAGTAGATGCAGAAGAGGCGCTGGTAGCAGCATTAGTTTCTGAAGTAGCCGCAGAACTAGCTGAGTTACTTGCATTAGTCTCTGATGTAGCTGCTGCTGTAGAGCTTAAAAAAGCATTTGTTTCTGAAGTGCTTGCAGAAGCGGCAGAAGCAGAGGCATTGTTTTCTGAAATTAAAGCAGCAGATGCACTAGAAGTTGCGTTAGTTGCTTGAGTAGTAGCCGTTGCAGCACTAGAGGCTGCATTAGTTTCTGAAGTAGAAGCATTAGTTTCTGAAGTAGAAGCGGCAGAAGCACTTACGCTTGCGTTAGTTTCTGACGTGGAGGCAGCAGAAGCACTAGCTGTTGCTGATGCTGCACTAGCTGTTGCTGAAGAAGCGTTAGCTGCTGTAGTTACTACGTCAGCAGAAGTACTGATAACGTCATTAGCTGTGGATGCAGCGTCTGCTGCGGTTAATACTACATTAGCTGCTGTAGTTATTACATCAGCGGCTGTAGAGGCTGCATCTGCATTTGTAGTTACGACATTCGCTGCTGTAGAAACAGCGTCTGCATTTGTTAGTGCTTCGTCAGCCGCTGCGCTAGATGCACTAGCTGCTGCTGCGATAGCTGAGGCATTAGCCTCTGTTGCTTTAAGTGTTGCTAGTTGGGCTTGTTCCGCTACGTAGCTCGCATAAGCGTCTGTACTTGCATCCCCAGCGCCACCTGCTCCTCTATATAACGGCATAGTACCCTTCCCTTTTAATAAGTATTAGAAAAGTAAAAGGGGGCCATTTCTGACCCCCAAATACAAAGGGTTATTAACCGTTTACTGCAAGTACGAAACCAGCTTCTGGACGTACTACCTTAGTGCCGTACAACATATCAGCAGTATATAGAGTACCGAGGAACTCTTGCTTGTACTGAGTCTGTGAACGAACACCCATTTGCTCCGCAAGTACTGAAGCGTCTTTGTGGATGAACTGAGCACCGCGAACGATACCACCAGCAGCATTATCAACCGCTGTTTCGAGGATAGGACAGTTGCTGGTGACGAAGATATCAACACCGTACAAGTTGCCCAGCTTACCGTTAACTACAGAACGACCTTCTACGAAGTCCGAAGACACGTATCGGTTGATGCCCATAATAGCGTTACGGAGTGCAGGAGGAATAACGAAAGAACGATTATCCATAGGAACATCGTTGTCATCCATGAGCTGGATCAGCTTACGGAAACATTCGTCAGTAAAGACATCAGCAGTTGCTACGGTGTCTACAGCATAAGCCGTAAGGCCAGTAGATGCGTCACAGTAGTAAGTAGCAGAGTTAGTCCAATCAGTACCGTCACCGTCACCAAAAGACTTACCCAGTGCAAACAGATCATCGTCTACTTGTTTAGCCAAACCATAACCAGCATCGCCGGTATAGAATTGACGCAAAGATGACAGAGCCTGAGTTTCTGTGATATCTTCAATGATACGTGAATACTCGTAGTGCTTGTCGATAGTAACAACGACTTCACTCTCTACAGCATTCTGTACGGTTACTGCTTGATTTTCTACCTTAGCACTTGCTGCACCACGGGTAGGGGCTGGAATGTGGATAGTATCGCCTTTCTTACCCTTCATCGACATCTTTTTGATGAGTGGAGCTAAGACTAGATTCTTTTGATAAGCAGCAATGATCTCATCACTCCAAATCTCTGGAATGAAAGTTGCTGCGCTTGTGTTGTCTACAAACCCGCCAGTTGCGGGAAACGTTGAAGTAGCCATAATATAGTTCTCTTAATAATAATAGTTTAGGATTTTACCCTTCCCTCAGAGTACGCCTTCATGATTTCATCTGAAAGTGACGCATATCGTTCTGGGTCAGTTCTCATAAGTTTAATAATGTCTGCTCGTCGATATACTTTTCTAGAAGAAGCTTCAGTACTACCGTTTGCACTACCAGTAGATGCTTGTCTTACAGCCTTACTTCTAGTTTGTTTCTCAGCAGTTACAGCTTGATTTACTATGCCTTGACGTTCTTTCCAGTTAGTGAAAAGCTCATCAGCAGCTTCGTAGTCGTACTGCTTATCTGCTTGATAAAATAACTGAGTCCTGATCTTAGAGCCTTGAACCCACTCACCGAACGATGGCGTAGATAGGATATCTGCCATATCTGGGTGTTTCTGCTGTAGGGTTTGTAGAGCGTTGTTCTTTCTTACTTGAGTGTGGAACTGCTCTGCTTGCCTTACTTTAGGGTGGTTATCAATAGCTCTCTGTACTGCCTTTTCAGGATCAGAGAAAAAGTCTATCTCGTCTTCAGGTTCTTCTTGCTGTGTATGATTATTAGCCTGCGCTGGCGTGAGTTGTGTCTGGATGTATTGATCAACAACTTTTCGTAAGTCTCCAACTTCAGCACTCTGTCGGCCTAAGAGCTTCTCAGCTTCTTGATGCATCCGTACAATATCCTGTACAGACTTTCCTGCGTACTTATCTGGAATACCTTCTTCTTCTTGAATAGGTTCCTCAGCGAACTGAGCCTGTTCTTGATCGTTGTCTTCTTGATCATCTAAACTGTCATCGTCAACAAATGTAGCTGCCATCATTAAACTCCGTACCGTATCGTATTATGGAGGACTGTATTATGGAAGTTCTCAACTAAGAGTTTGTCTTCCTTTCGTGTTTGATCTGCTTCTCTCTATTCTTAGCCCACTTCATCGTAGCTCCGGGGAAATCCCCTGAGATAGGATCTAGCTTTGTACGAACAGGAGAAATGATCCTTTGTGCTGTTTTAGCACATAAACCGCAAGGATGCTCAGTTACGTCTGAAGAAACAAAACCTTCAGTAACGTGATTGTCTGAACATTGAAAGTCATAGATTAAGCGCATTATGCTTCTTCTGGTATTTCAGCTTCTTCTTGCTGTTGTCTTAGAGTCTCTAATTGATTCTCTAGATTTAGTAGGTTAGCCAGTATCGTTAACTGACCCTTTCGATGAAAGAGTTCTTCGTTATCTTTTACTGATTCTACTGAATTAATATGATTTGCATTAACGGTTAAATCTTTAACCAGATAATCCCAACCCTCAGAAAGAAACAAATCCTTCATTGCGTTGTAGTATTTATCAAATTCTAATGCTTGCTCATCTTGTTGCATCTGTTTCTCCGAAAGGACAGTGGTTAATGTAATATGTGTACTACAAGTATATTATAACATATTTAAGGAATAAAATCAAGCTTTTTTATTCTTTTTTGCAGCTTCCATTTCTTCCCTAAGTGCAGCTACTTCCTTGTTGATTGCCGCAAAGGCTTTGTTGATCTGATCCATAGCCATTTTAAAATCTCTATCGTTTACCATTATCTTACTCCGTGAGTTAAAGTGGTGGTGTCATAGGCATTTCTTCAGCCTGTGGTTGTTCTGGAGCAGGAGGAGGTGGAGGAGGAGGAGTAGCTGCTCTCTGATTTTGAAGCATTACAGATTGCTCCTTAACCCTCAAATCCTTCTGCTTCAGTTTAAGATCGGCTATCTTCAACCGGCGCTCAAACTCTTTATCGTCTTTAGTACCTACCTGTAGGTTAGACGTAACTGCTTTGATCTTTTGGATCTCAAGTTCCTGTGGTATCGCAGCAGCTTCTGCCTTGATCTTTTCAGCTCTAGCCACAGACTCAGCAGCTTGACCGTTAAGAGCATCAGTCTGTGATTGCTGGAAAGCCATCTGAGCTTGTTGTGCCTGTTGAGCAGCTTGTTGTGCTTCTGGGTTAGGTTGCTGTGCTGCTTGCAGGGTCTTGATGATATCTTCTCTATTGGAGATATTCATGTTGTTGATTATAGACTCAATCAAAGCAGGATAAGCAGGAGACTCAGGAGACATAGTCTGCATCAACTGAACTAACTGTGTAACCTCATACTCACGGGCCATAATACCTAAGCTGGAAGAAGCAGAGAACTTATAGTCTGTTGCTTTGTAGTTATCTGGATCAAACTGCATGTATCTAAACGCAGCCTTCTCAACGAAAGGAATAAGGAATGCTTCCTGAAAGTTAATCAAGGTACGCTTATGACGCTTAATGATAGCTCCTAAGCTCATAGAGATACCAGCAGCAGTTGCTTCACCACTGACTTGACCACCAACACCCGTAGAGTCTACAGCGCCTGTAGAGGTCTGTACCATACGCTGAAGAGCTTCTGCTTGTGCGAAGGTAATTTGACTTACCTGTCCGAAGTTGAATGGGTGGAGGATCTCAGCAGGATTACCGTTGGTTAGCAGGAGCTTGCCGGGGGCAATCTCAGGTCGTGAACCACGTGGAATACGTGTAGCGTCCATAGCCATCATAGGATGAACTGTAAGACCTAATGCGTCGATACGCGCTCTGATCTCTGCGTCTAGAGCCTTCTGACTGTTGTAGCCCTTCTCACAGATACCTCTGCCCCAGAAGCGGCCCGGCACTACATCCCATGGAAATGCTACAATAGGACGATCCTGCATCATGAATGGGTTTTCTTCTGCTTTAAGACAGATACCGCCATTAGCTAAGACAACAATAGCCTCAACGTAGTAGCTATCTTCCTCACCGTCTTCATCTTCACCCATCTCGTAGTTGTCAGTCAAGGAGACTTCTTCTTCGTCGTCCTCTTCTTCTTTCTCTTTGATGGCTCTTTCTAAGAGATGCCGTGGGACTAGACCGTAGTACTTAGTCAGTCTTACCTTATCGTCTGTGAAGGTGGTTAAATCTTGATCAGGCTCAATGTCGAAGTCTGGGGTAGCAGTACCTATGTACGTATCCCTGTAGACACCAGTTTCTTGCAGGATCTCTACGCTGTGTCTAGATACAAACATATCTACAGCTACACCTAAAGCATCGTCTACAGACGTAGCTACAGGATCAATTAGAAAGTTCTGAGGCATAACGGGCTGAAGACGGCAAACCGTACGTTCTTTGATCTCAACTCCTACAGCCTGCATCTCTCCTTCCATAATGGGTTGAGTAGCTGGAACTCTCTCTTTAATCTCCTCTAAGATAATCTCACCGATACCGTTGCCAAAGACAGCAGAGTTTATTAAGCACTCAGCTACTGACTTCCTGACTTTAGTCTTACCGAATGACTCATGCAGCTTCTTCCTTAGATAAGCTACGTCATCCTTCTCTGGATCATCCATATCATCCGTGATGTTGAACCATGTGCCTCTACCGAAGGTGGCTTCTTCTACCTCTGCAACTGAGGACTCTACTGCCTGTTGAAGTGCAGGAGAAATGATCTTAGAACGCTCTGAGGCTCTAGTAACGTCAGCACCGTCCCAAATACCCCGCCATAAGCGATAGTATTCATCGTGCTTCATTCTATAGTTAGCTTCGTAGTGATCACGCCAGTTATCACATTTAGTGATGACCCAATCGGATAAAGACTCATCTATCATAGAGACTTCTAGTTCGCCTTCATTATAATCTTTCATCTAATATCCTTAGTAGCCAGCTACGGAATCCATAGCAGTAAATTCATCGTACTCTTCAAAGTTACCTGCATAGACAACCTTAGCTAATTGGTCTATGTACGCAAGTGCATCAATCAAGTCATCGTGTGTTAAAGCATCAGGAAACTGGAACAACTCATCTAAGAACTGAGCATTCCAATCTGCTTTCTTAACTGTTACTAGACCATGTTCAAAGCGCCCTTGTAGCGCCCACATGATCCTATCTGTCTTCTTCTGATTACCGTGGGTTAGTTCTTCTACCCTAAAGAAGAAGCTCTGTCTCTTCATCATATCCGTAAGGGGAGACATCACAGCCTGTTTAGCTATGCCCCTCTCAATCCCAACGCTGATTGGTTTGTAGTCCTTAACAGCCTGAAATATCTTCTTAGCTGTTTCTTCTAGCGTCCACCTCCCATAGATCATATTCTCTATGAACCAACCATCTTCATTCACAAAGACAACAGCAATGGCTGTATTGTCTAGACTAGACTTCTTAGTCTTCTTCTTCCCTACCTCTAAGAAACCAGCAGGGTCAATAGCTATGAAGTAATCTCCAGCCTGCTTAGGCTTCTCCTCTGAAAACTTAACCCAATCTTCCTTGAACATTTCTGAACCCATAGCCTCAAAGGATGCCATGAACTCCTGCCGAAAAGAATAGGATGACATAGACTTCTTAGCGGCATTTATTTCCTCTGGGTCTAGTAGAGGGTTATCGTAGCTAGTAAAGTGCCACCCAGCGTAAGACGGGTCATCACCTAACGTAGAGTACTT